ATAAGCTGGCGATAATGATTATATCTGATATTATTATTTTTTTCATTCATCAAGTTGTGTATCCATTGCTGGATGATCGGTGGTAATGTCTCGTACATCTTCAATTTCCTCCTCAGAAACAAATAGTTCTAATCCTTTTTTAATATTGTTTTTCTTTTTTTCCAAAGACGCCTCAAAAGAAATAATAACATTATTGATAGCATCTGTGTTGTCCGTTTGCTGAGTGTAGAACTCATAATCATCGCCTTGCATGTCGTGAATGATATGACGCTCCATGCTCTTGTACTTTATATATTGCTGCTTCTTTTCCTTTTGAATTCGGTGAATGTAAGCGTTATATAAAATCTGAGTGAAGTAAGCAAACGGATTGGAAGATTTCTCTGGATTGAAACTACGAATGTACTTTACACAACTTTCGATACCATCTCCTATCATCTCTTCTCGATATGAGTAATTGATGAAGTTACCTTTGTGGGATAGTCCCTGTGCAATCTTAAAGATGCATTCTCCGATGTAGTCTGGAATTTTTGGAAGCTGAACTCCCTCTGCTTCAGCAGCTTTACATGCATTCAAATACACAATCATAGCCTGAAGAAATCGCTTATTCTCCACATAGTATATTGGTTTTCTTTTCTCAGTCATAATCAATTACTCCATCTATGATCACACAGATCATATCACTATCTTTGGTGTTTGTCAAGCACTATTTTCAAACATTAATAATTTGTAATGTTGTACGATTTCGCTTGACATATGATTTTAAGGGTGTTATAATAGGATGTTGTCGTTGAGAATCACTAATTAAATAACTATTAATTCAATCGTGACTTATCAATCTTATCATAGCTGTCATCCATTATATCTAGTTCGTCTAGATCAAGTTCATCTGCATGAAACTGATCCTTGTCCTTGTACTTCAACTTATACTTATTGATTGTTTCTAGATACATCTTAATAAGTTGATCAGTAGGTAATGATTCACAGATAACATGTTTCTTATTGAACAAGACAGTTTGATCCTCAAACAGAACAAACCAAGGAACCATGTAGTAGTAAACTTTATCATCTCGTTCATCTGCTAAGATTTCATATACATTCTTAATGTTTACTTCAGAATCAGAATATGTAGATGTTATCTTTTCACCGATAAGAGTTGATTCATTAATTTTAATTACAAGATATTCAGAATTTGTCATTGGTCTATATTTATCCTATAAATTTTATAATCAAAGTTTTCAGCAGCATATATCTTAAGACGTTCTTGTAAATGATTTAGCGTATGGTTCTTGTGAGATTTCCAAGACATATCATCGGCTATATCATAAAGAGTAGCAGTAGCTTTACCTTCGAATAATCTTAGACCACGACCAATAGATTGTAATGTTCTAATTTTAGATTTACTAGGAGAAGCGAATATAATATTATTTAGGTTCTTAATATTAGTACCTGTTGAAAATGTACCATAACTAGCTACAATGATAGCATCAGTTTGCGTCTCAGTGATTCGTCTAACTTCTTCTCTAACATCAGCATCAATATCACCAGATATGAAAAATACTTTTCTATTTGGAGCAGCCTTAGCAATATCTTCGTATAGTGGCTTACCGTGTTTTTCAACAAACTGATATAATACAAGAGTGTTACTTGTAAGAGACAGTGCTAGATTTCTGATGAATATATTTCTTTTTGCGTTTGTAACTAGAAAATGAATTTCATCTTTGTATAGCATATTCTTATTTAGCTTGCATATTTCATCTGGATATCTGAGTATAAGAGACTTAATGTTTAGCTTAGACACTAAGTTCTTTTCCATCAACTCTGATGTTTTTATAACCCTCTTGACAGGTCCAAGAAGTCCCTCTAGAACAAGTTCGTTAACTTCAATTCCATCCAAAGTTCCAGTAAGACCAAACCTGTATTTGCACTTTGTCATTTTAGATAAAATATCAACAAACGATTTAGATTTAGCATGGTGAGTTTCATCAACCACAACCATCTCATATTGATCGAACCATTCCTTTGGCATCTTATATATTGACTGCCATGTTGATACGGTTACAAGTTCATCAGTTTGTTTTTCTTTTCCAGACATAATTTGGTGAATAGGTTCGTCATAGCCATATTCCAAAAAGTCTGTTGACATTTGTTTTACTAGAGCAGTAGTGGGAACAATGATAAGTGTCTTCCTATCAAAATACCTAGTTAGCATATAAATGATGAATGACTTGCCAGAAGCAGTAGGAGAAATCAGTACAGCTTTTTGATTACGAACACAGTGAATGAACGCTTTAATCTGATGTTCGTGTGGTGTCATAGTTGGGTTTAGCTTTTTGATATAATCGCTAGCTTCTTTTACTGAAAATTCTTTGTTACCAAAGTCTCCAGAGTATTCTATTGTATATTCGTTGTTCTTTGCCCATTCTTCGATCTTAGGCACAAGACCAGTATAAATTGTTCTGTTACCGAGATTGAATAATCTAATCTTACCATCCCATACCTTAGCTTTTACTTTTGGGTGAAACTTAGCGTTTGGTATCATAAATGTAAAATGTTCAGACATTTGATAAGCAATACCGCCATCGCAGATTACTTTAACATATACCTCTGATATTTTATGGATGATAATATCTGCCACGTTATTCCCCGTTCAAGAACTTCTGATAATCAATATAGGATTTGATCTGAAATCCTCTGTTTGATATTGTCTTGATTATTGAATCTAAAAGTTGTAGCTTTTCTTTTTGCATACCAATTTTTAAGCACTTGGATATGATTAAATCATCTGCTTCAATATGCATCGATACGTCAGCTTTTAAGATTAGCTTTTGATTTGGCTCAAGACCAAGTTCAATTCGTGTTTCATCGTCTAACGTTCCAGAATAGTATTCGTGGATATTTTTGTATAATTTTTTATATTCACTTTCTAGGCGCATCAAAAGAAGACGTTCTTCTGTGAACACCTGAATATATTTGTTGTGTATTTTTGAGATATTTAGTGCTTCTTGTCCTACTTCTAGGCTATTTATTTTACTGTCATCATTCCAAAGAGAAAATATTTCTTCAATTTTCATCACAAATCCTTATGTTATATTCTAGAGTACACGTAATCAAAGAAGTTAAACGTGACATCAGCGGTTACATAGTTCACATCATCAACTGTAGAATCCATTCTAAAATTACCTAGATTGATAGGATACATATCAGCGAATGTTATATTTATATTAGGATTTTTAGAGTTAGTTAGGAATGTCAATTGTCCTTCTGAATAAAGACCTTTTCCAGTTCCAGCTTCTTGATATTTTACTTTTGCATATTGATCAAAGCTACGAGGCTTACCTACGCCTGTCATCCAGTCATAAATTTCAAGATACGAATACATATCTTCATCTAGTTTAAATGTAACATTAAGATTACCAAACTTAGTATGATCGCCTTCAACTGATAGTCTATTGAAGGGAGTATTTAAATCTGTGTATCCTAAGTTTAGTTCTGGAAATTGTACGGATTGAACAAAGTAGGTAAAAGTTGGCATACGTGCGATCTCAAACTTAAACGCTGTTGGGGACAGAAAGTTTTTGTTTGTAGGATTATTACTCAACGCAGCCATTGTTTTCTCCTAAAAAATGGGGACTGAGTTTTGTCTAGCTTTCTCAGCCCCCATAAAGTTGGTATATATTTTTTTATTATTATTGGTCTAGTAATACTCTCTAGACCTTCTATTTAGAAGACAAAAAAATCAAGTATCTTTGTTAAATCTTTTACGAGAACCTTCAGTTAGTTTCTTTTTTTGATTTTCTGCCCAAACAGGGTCTGCCCATAATTCTTTAAGACGTTCTCCTGGTTTTCTTAATGTAACTTCTTTTTTGGGTCTAGGTATACGTATACCATCATTCCATTGTTGTTTTAATCTGTCAGACTGATCAGCTTTCCATTCATCTGTGTGTGTTTTACCACTGTGAGCAGTTGCCAATTTTTGTTTATGGTCTTCTGAAAATGCTGATCCTGTTTCGTTTATACGTTTTTCAAAAGCTTTCTTTTTTGCTTCGGATATATTTTTACCACGTTCCACAGGGTCTTTGAACTCAAGTTTCATTCCTTTATTTTTACGTGATATTTTTTCACCAACTATTGCTCTTTTTTGTTCGTCGGCTGACCAATGATTAAATTCATGATTATGAATATTATAATATCGAACACCATTTAGTTCTTCTTTTTTTATCATAGCTAACCATTTATTTTCTTCTAAAAGAAGGTCTGATCTTGTTGTATTTACTTTAGATATAATTCTTCTTTTGAAATCATGTGAACGAATTTTAAATGCTTTTTTCATCCAAGAAGAAGAACAAATATATCCATCGTCTTCTGCTCCCCAATGAGAACCAATATAATATCGTTTATGTTTTCGATCATACCAAATATAAACAAAACCAGATGTTGCTGTGTTTTTAGACATAAAAAAATACTCCTGCATTTCTACAGGAGTATTTAGTAGTCTTAGATTAGAAAAAGTTCAAATTAAAGAATATTATTAATAAGTACCCGACGATAATACTGGTTTGTATTTTGGACTAGTGTACCGTCTGACATTGTAGCGCCCTTATTGAAGGGGTTAGCAACGATACCATAACGTGTCTTGAAGCCGATCTTAGGCTGGAAGGTGTCTTGACCAACAGCGCGGACCATTTGTAGAGGAACGTAAGGACAGTAGAATAGACCTGCGTCAAAGGATGAAGAACCCTTGTAGCCAACAACCATATAATGACCTGAAGAATAAGGATCGATATAAACGCGAATACGACCATTTAGAATACCAGCGAAGGTATTGCCAGTGTCATCAACTTGTAGGTTGTTTGAGTTTAGAGCAGGAGCGTAATCAAGAACGCCAGCCATTTGAAGAGCAGAAGCAACATCTGACGAACAGATGATGATATTACCCTTACCACGGCGAGTTTGCTTGGCGATTTGGTTGGCTTCACGCTCAACTTGGAACATAAGACCCTTGAACTTCTCAACTGACCAACGACCGTTTGAGTCGATGTCAAGATCGAAAGTACCAGCAGTTGTTGTATCAGCAGCACCAGTAACGGCAGTTACTTGAATGGTACGGATGACTTCACGATTGATTTCAGCAAGAATTTCTGCTGATAGAATTGTTGACAATTCTGTTTCAGCGTCTAGACCGTGAATAGCCTTTAGGTCTTGTGCTAGTTCGATGGTGTACTCAGCCTTTAGAGCGCGTGAACGAGCAGTAACTTGAACCTTGTCAATGGCGAATGACATTTGACGGAAGTCGGCGTTGCTGGTTGATCCAAGAGCTTCGGCTTGTGC